GTATGTACATAGGCTAGGCATATCAGCCATGTCACCTAGATTGACAACAACATCAGGGCGTAGATCAACAATCAACTTACCCAGCCATTCAAACCTGTTGTTATTGTTATCAGGGTGAGCATGTTGATCTGGTATAACTAAATGGATAGCCATTCTATAGGTATCTCCTTATCTGCAAACAGAAACCCATGACGTATACACCAATCTGCGTATGTAGACTTACTACCCTTGTAGAGTTTACTACGAGAGTTACTAAATACGAATCGTATGTCAAGGTCAGGATGCTGTTCTTTAACTAACAAATGTTTTTTACGATCTGCGCTACTAAATATTCCTTTCGCCTCTACAATAATATTGTTAGGTAAGATAAAATCAGGGGTGTATTTATGTGGAGTAGATGGTTTAACATAACTAATCTTTATGCTTTCGTATTTAAATTTAATACCTAAAGATTTTAATGCATCACCTATACGTTTTTCTAATCCACTACGGTATTTACCCCAAGCTTTTAAACGTTTGTATTTCATTACATAGTAACCTCATATACATCAGGCTCCCTTTCTACATGTGTTAACCAACGCGGCCCATTGGAATACAAAAACAAACGTAAACCATCACCATTGTTTGCATCAGACCAACAGACTTCTTTAAATGGACAGTAAGAACAGTTAGTGTCTAGTTTCATGTTGCCGCTCTTACCATCTGGTTTAGCTTTAAAGCAACGTTTAGGTGGAGTCTTAGATTTAACTACTTCTTTTAAATGTTTAATACGTTTAGGTACATCGATCATATCTATCTCATCTACTTTTAGATACGCGATCTTCCCCATCTGCTTATCCATTGCGAGAAACCCACCCTCCACATTTCCTGCCGCATGAGCGTAGGCACTGATCTGAGCCAAGTAACCGAACGGATCATTTTCTGCCAGAGTACCATCTTTAAACTTCTTAAACGCATATGAAGATGCACTTTTAATGTCAACCATAACACCGTCAATCTTACAGTCAGTATGACCCACAATACCATCAATTTGTACTTCAGATTGTTCATGTGTAACCTTGTGTCCTGCTTCTTTTACTAGAAAAATTAATAAAGCTTCAATAAGATCACCAAATAAAAACTTAATACGAGTTTCAGGTTGTAGTTCTTCTTTAGGTGAGCCATTAATTTCATGCCAAACTTGGCACTCAGGCTTACCAATGTTAGACATACGTAATGTATTACGTTCTTGTCTATTCTTTTTAGAAAACTGTTTAATAATAGAAGATGAAACACTTTCAAGTAAGTCTTCCATAGCTTCGCATGACGGTTCAAAACCTGTATCTACTGCTGCATAGATGTCTTCAACAAGTGTTTCTATATTTTTCATAAGAACAAACCTTTCTATAAATAAGTAGTCTAGCCTACCACCTCTACACTAGAACCCAAGGACATTTACACTGTAATAAATATGAAAGGAATCGCGCAACCTTGGCCCAATACAATCTACTTACTCATCTTCAAAATCAGAATCGAGGATGTCATCTAACTCATCAGTTTCCTCCTCTCCCCAATCATCCTCATCGTCATCAGTTACATACTTTTCTAGGTCTGTAACCAAGACTTTGTTAACACCAACACCTACCCCTGCTTTACCTCTAAAGCTCCATTCGTAGGCAACCAGTTTAACTTTAGCTTTAGTACCATTACCAATTTCACCGGGGTCTACTTCTTCCACCCCATTTTTAAATGATACTTTGATAGGGAACTTAGACTTACCTGTAACAAACTCTTTACGATCAGGGTAGTCTTCGTTCTTACGAGGGTCAGTTTTAATACTAACACCAAGAGACTCTAAAGTTTTAACAGCAGCACTATTCAATTCACCTAGATCAACCTGGTATTTACCAGACATCTCATTAACGGTTGCAAGATTAGGCCAGTACAAAGTAGCTTCAATAATAGCAGACTGTGATTGTTGCTTACCCATTGTTTTATATCTCCTTTACAAATGGGGTTATCTCTAACTGTACTAATAGTATAAGGGATTAAAATTATGTTGTCAAGTATGTTAATGAGTACCTGACCAATTATTTCCAGTACGGTACTCTGCATCAAGCGGCGTGTTTAATTTAAAGTGTTTACCGGCTTGAATAATAGACTGCTTAACAAGCTCACCTACTTCATTAGCGTGATCCTTTCGTACTTCTATTTGAAACTCATCGTGTACAACTGCTACTTGTCTAGCATCAAGGTTTCTCTGTAACACCCAATGATGCCAAAGTATCATAGCATACTTCATAATAACTGCTTCACCACCTTGAAGGTAACAGCTTAAAGCAAAGTGTTCTGACTTGATAGGTATGTGCCTACCATCTAAACCAATCATGTATCCAAGTTTAGCTGCCCTTGCTGCTCGTTGTTTAAGTGCGGATAAAGCTGGTAAAGAATCGAGGAAAGTCTCTTTAACTCTACGTCCATCTGTCGCAGTTCCTCCTGTAATAAGGCCAACCTTCTCGTCACCAGCACCAAGTAGCCATGCATAGATGAAAGTCTTTGCGATGTCTCGATTACTCCACTGTCTTTTGTCTTCATTCCATTCTCCTTTTGGTATACCCATAGCTTCTAAATTTTTAGTATGTATGTCACCATTAACAACTTCATGTATGTATTCAGGATCGTTCATGTAGTGAGAAAGAACACGCAACTGAATCCCACTAGCATCACAACCAAGCAAAGTATAAACGTCAGGATTAGCCACAGTAAAACAAGACCGGCAGACCTCTCCGTAGGGTGAGCCACTAGAGGGTATATTTGCCATGTTAGGACTGTTATGAGACATCCTATGGGTAACAGCACCGATAGAGAAACAGCTACCATGTACCCGGCCATCATCTCTGAGAGCATCTAACCATCCTTCCACTTCTTTAGCACGAGACACTAGCATGGCGTATGTCCCTAAATGTTTAAGTTCTTGGGGTGCATTGCCATGTATTGTGTCTAAGTTTTCTTCACATAATTTCCAAGAATCTTTTTGCTTCTGCTCAAATTCTTCTGGTGTTATTACACCTTCACGTTTCCTATCTAAAAGTTTACTGTATACTTTAGTACGTATAGTAGGACTCCAGTAAGGCGCAAGCCTCTTCACCTTCTGTTTCGGAGACTTAAGATTAAACTCTTCCCAATCTATTAAAGATACAGGACCACTTACACTTTTGTAATCAGAACCAAAGTGCCGTAGTCCTACAGTAGACAGTGTACCATCTCGTTTGTATTTAGGTGTCACTGTCCGTATCAGTTTGGGTAACGGTGGAGCTACTTTCAGTATCAGTTTCTCCAGTTTGCTTGCCTTGCTTGTAAGATGGGCGAGGAGTTTGTGTGCTTTCTCTACGTCTAGAGCGAACCCTAACTCGCTTTGGTTTTCTAGTAGATGCTGGCTCACATGCTCGATCTTCACTGCTTCTTGAGCGTCTGACTCCCCGCCCTCTAACTTTAGTGCAACTGCTACCTTGTATGTTAACTCTACGTCATTGATACAATACTGTAACATGTCCTCACTGTACTCACTGAAGTCTTTATAAGGTAACTTAGGAAACCGTAACGCTTCACCCCAAGCTTTCAATGAGTGTCCACCGATACGTGAGTATTGTTGCAGCCGGGATAAAAGTAAGGTGTCAGTCACACAAGCTGGGCGTATACGTATACCAAGTAGCTTACGTAGTACACGCATATCATACGCAATAAAGTTATGCCCTATCCAATGACCTACTGTATCAGTAAACGCTATGAAGTCTTGGATAGTATCAGGAGTCCAGCTTAGTATCTCACCAGTATCCCAATCCTTACACACAATACAGTGTATAACAGATACGTCAGGTAACAGTCCATCTGTCTCAACATCACAGATAACTGTACGTTTAGACACGTTTCATTTCCTTTGTTTTAAAAAATCCTTTGTATTCAGGATAATCTTTCATAAACTTTCTAGCATATAAAGCTATGAAATCATTACTAATTTTATAAGGCTCACCCTTAGTTACAATAGTTGTTTCCCAACGAATCCTGTTTGATACTAGCCAAGCACTCAATTTAGTATGCCCTCTATTAATAGCATCAAAAGTAAATCGTTTAAACATTGGGTAAAAATGTGGGTTTAATGTATCCCATCTTTCAAAACGTTCAGTAAGATTTTTCATTTTAAAATGTATCCTCTATGTTGTTTACAGTTTCATGGTCTACTTCATTCAAGCGGTTCGTGAGATCGTTGTAGTATACCTGACAGGCAACACCTGTACGCCCA